CCGAGGACGATGCGGTCCCGGAGACACCCGAAGCCCCCGTAACGGTCCCCGGCGATGTGTGGCTGCTCGGGGAGCATCGCCTGCTGTGCGGCGACTCAACGCAGATAGGTGCTGTCGAGAAGGTGCTGGCCGGCGGGCTGGCGGATATGACCTGGACAGACCCTCCCTATGGGGTCAACTACGGCGCGACGATGAAGGACAAGCTTCGAAAGAAGCATCGCCGGATCGCCAACGATAACCTCGGCCCCGCGTTTGAACCCTTCTTACGCGACGCCTGCGCGAACATGCTGGCGGTGACGAAGGGCGCCATCTACATCTGCATGTCGTCCTCGGAACTGCACACGCTGCACAAAGCATTCACCGAGGCGGGCGGCCACTGGTCCACGTTCCTCATCTGGGCGAAGAACACGTTCACGATGGGGCGGTCGGATTACCAGCGGCAGTACGAGCCGATCCTCTACGGCTGGAAAGAAGGCACGGACCACTACTGGTGCGGCGCGCGCGACCAAGGTGACGTGTGGTTTGTGAAGAAGCCGGTCGCCAACGACCTGCACCCGACGATGAAGCCGGTCGAACTCGTCGAGCGCGCCATCCGCAATTCGAGCAAGAGCCGTGACACGGTGCTCGATCCCTTCGCCGGGTCGGGCTCGACGCTGATCGCTTGCGAGAAGACTCACCGTCTGGCGCGGTTGATCGAGTTGGAGGCGAGGTACTGCGATGTCATCATTCGGCGATTCGAGGAGTTTTCGGGCAAGCGAGCCGTGCTCGAAGGAGACGGCCGCGGCTTCGCCGAACTCGCCGTGGAACGAGGAGCGGTGGCGGCGTGAGGTGGCGCGGTGCGAGCGCGAGATGGCCGAAGCCGAGGCGCTGTTGCGTGCCGGGCATCCAGACGTTGCGGGCTTGTGTCTGGCGCTGCACGACTGGGCGCAAGAGCTGCGGATCTTGCAGCGGGAGCGTGAGCATTGGATGAACGGATCCTGACGCTGGCTGTTCCCGCCATCGGATTGGTCTCGGGGCTCATCGCGACTTACGTCAGTCTCCAGAACCGGGCGCTGTTGGCCGAGGTGCGGAAGGAGCTGGCCGAACTCGAGAGCCGGATCATTTTGCGCCTGAACGGTCTGTACATCCGGCGGGCAGAATGTGAGTTGCACAACGCGCTGCTGGAGGAGAGGATCGAGGGGATCGTACGGCAGAAGAGAGAAGCCGCCAGCGATTGAGGCTGGCGGCGGGGAGTGGAGGGGATGTTGCTACTGGGCGGCGATGCGGTAAGCCCGGGCGCCTTCGGGCGTCTTGAAAGACTCGACCGCGAGGCCCATCTTCTTGGTGAGCGCGCCGGACAGGAACCCCCGGACGCTGTGAGCCTGCCAGGAGGTCGCGGCCATGATGTCGGCGAGCGTGGCGCCCTCGGGGCGGCGCAGAAGTTCGAGCACGATTGCCTTCTTGCTTCCTTCGCGCGCGTCCTTGGACCCGGCGGCGTCGCCTTTGGGCTTGGCCTCCTTGGCCGCCTTGGCTTTCTTTGGCGCGGCAGGGGCCGCCTGGGGCGCAGGGGCGGGCGTCAGGGCCTGGATGGCGCGCCAGATGCGCGCGACGGCGGTCTTGCGGTCGGTGAACTTCTTCACCGGTTTCAGGTCACCGAACGGTGGCACGCCGGCGAAGTTGTTCCAGATCTCGACCAGCCGCTCGGCGGGCCAGTGCGCGGCGAGCTTGGCCAGTTCCTTCTCGCTCGCGAATCGGGCCTGGTTCTCGGGGATCGCCTCTCCGGGCAGGTAGGCGGTGATTGTGTTGTCGTTGTCGATGGCGAACAGAGTCACGACAGGTCTCCTTTCTATCGGGTCATGCCGGCGAGCCGATCGTCGGCAGTGATGCGCAGGTTCTTGTAGTAGCCGCTGGCCAGGCGCACCCAGCCTGCCGGCGTCGAGATCTCATGGCGCGCGGCGATGCGGCTCAACTTGAGCCGGTGCGCGCCGTTGGGGAACTCCTTCTTGAGGTGGCCCCAGCGGTCGAGCTTCCAGCCGTTGCGGGTGGCCCAGGCGATCAGGTCTTCGCGAGTGACGGCCATGAGGTTCAGTCCTCCTGGCGGCGGTCGATGAGGCCGCTTGCGTCCTCGACCGACTGCCGGATGTCGTTCCAGCAGTCGTGGCAAAACTGGGCCTTGTCGAGGAGCAGCCCCTCGCGGTTGGTCAACACGAGCTCGCGGTGGATCGGCTTCGCCTCATCGCAGAGCGAGCATTCGATGCAGGGTTGTGCGGTCATGGTTCGTCTCCTGGTGGTTCAGTACTCGAGGCCCTTGGCTTCGGCCGCGCTCGCATCGCCCAGGCCGGCCAGGACGTAGGCTAGCTGCTCGGTGATTCGGTTGAGGTCGCCAGTGTAGCCCCAGTCGGCGCTCCGTGCGGCCTGCCGCTGCTTGTGCTCGGCCAGGCGGCGGGCGATGCGCTCGAGCAGGTCCTGGGCCTCGGCGTGGCGCGCGGCGTACAGGGCGGCGGCGGTTTGCGTGGTCGATTGTGCTTTGGTGTTCCTCATCGCGACTCCATAGATCGCTTCATCGGGGCGGAATAGCAAGCGGAATCCGCAAGTGAATCGCGAGAAAGTTCGATGCCTCTGCTGAGCCTGCGCGCTTACGCCAAACATCGCGGCGTAAGCCTGGCGGCGGTGCAAAAGGCGATCCAGTCAGGCCGAATCACGCCTAACGCCGACGGGCGGATCGACAGCGAGCGCGCCGATGCCGAATGGGGGGCGAAGACGCGGCCCGGGCAGCGCGGCGCGCGTGAGGCGCCCGTCGTGCGGCAGGAGCCGGTCGAGCCGCCCGCGGCTGGGCTTGATTACTTCCGCGCGCGGGCGATCCGCGAGAGCTACCTGGCGCGGCTGGCCAAGATCGAGTTCGAGGAGAAGACCGCGAAGCTGGTGAGCCGCGACGAGGTGCAGGTGGCAGCGTTCACCAAGGCGCGGACGATCCGCGACAATCTGCTGAACATCCCCGACCGCCTGGCGGCAACGTTGGCGGCCGAGACGGACGCTGACCGCGTCCACCAATTGCTGAGCGCCGAGATCCGGCAGGCGCTCGAGGAGCTTTCCGGTGGCGGCCGCGACTGAGGTGTACGACGACGCCTTCCGTGCAGGGCTGCGGCCGGATCCTGTGCTGACGGTCTCCGAGTGGGCCGACCGCTACCGGCGGCTGTCGGGCAAGTCGGCTAGCGAGCCGGGGCCGTACCGCACCGGCCGCACGCCGTACCTGCGGGAGATCATGGATTCGCTTTCGCCATCGTCGCCGGCCGAGCGCGTGGTGGTGATGAAGGGCGCCCAGCTTGGATTTACTGAAGCCGGCAACAACTGGGTCGGCTATGTGATCCACAAGTCGCCCGGGCCGATGATGGTGGTGCAGCCCACGGTCGAGCTGGCCAAGCGCAACTCGAAGCAGCGCATCGATCCGCTGATTGAAGAAAGCCAGGTGCTGCGCGAGCTTGTCAAGAGTCCGCGCTCGCGGGACTCCGGCAACACCGTTCTATCGAAGGAATTCCCCGGCGGCGTGCTGGTGATGACCGGCGCCAACTCAGCCGTGGGCCTGCGCTCGATGGCCGTGCGGTATCTGTTCCTCGATGAGATCGACGCCTATCCGGGCGACGTCGATGGCGAGGGCGATCCGATCCATCTGGCCTTCGCGCGCACGCGGACGTTCTCGCGCCGCAAGGTGTTCCTGGTGTCGACGCCTTTGATCACCGGCCTGAGCCGCATCGAGGCGGCCTTCGCCGAGAGCGACCAGCGGCGCTACTGGGTGCCGTGCCCGCACTGCGGCGAGTTTCAGGTGCTGAAGTTCGAGCGCCTCCGCTGGCCGAAGGGCGAGCCGCGCAAGGCTGCCTACCACTGCATCGCCTGCGAGCAGCCGATCTTCAATCACGAGAAGAACACGATGCTTGCGCGCGGCCAGTGGCGGCCCGAGGCCGAAGGGGACAGCCGCACGCGCGGCTATCATCTGTCGAGCCTGTACAGCCCGGTGGGCTGGTACTCGTGGGAGCGCGCCGCCGAGGATTGGGAGAAGGCGCAGCAGGATGTCGAACGGCTCAAGTCGTTCGTGAATCTTGTGCTCGGCGAATCCTGGCAGGAGCGCGGCGACGCGCCCGACTGGCAGCCGCTCTACGACCGGCGCGAGGACTACGCGATCGGTACAGTCCCGCAGGGCGGGCTGTTTCTCACCGCCGGCGCCGACGTGCAGCGGGACCGGATCGAGGTCGAGGTGGTGGCCTGGGGCCGAGGGAAGGAGTCCTGGTCGGTGGACTACCGGGTGCTCGTGGGCGACACGGCACGGGCCGAAGTCTGGCGGCAGCTCGATCAAGTGCTCGACGAGGAGTTTCCGCACGCGAGCGGCCTGCGGCTGCCGATCCGGGTGCTGTGCGTCGATTCCGGCTTCAACCCGCGCATCGCCTACGACTGGGTGCGCACGCATTCGCAGGCCTCCTGGGGCCCGGCAGGCGCGCGGGCGGCGCATCCGAAGACGGCCGTAGCGGTGAAGGGAACCGCGCGAACCGACCGGCTGATCCTGGGCGCCTCGCCAGTGGATGCGAGCAAGCGGCGCGGCACGCGGCTGTGGACGCTGGGAACGCCGGTGGCGAAATCGGAACTCTACAGCCGGCTGCGCCTCGTGCCCCCGACAGTCGAAAGCGGCGAGCCCTTCCCGGCGGGCTACTGCCACTTCCCGCGCTACGAGGAAGAGTACTTCCGGCAGTTGACCGCGGAGAGCCTGGTCAAAGGGCACTGGGTCGTTGCGCCGAACCGCCGCAATGAAGCGCTCGACTGCCGCGTGTATGCGCGCGCGGCGGCCTCGATCTACGGCATCGACCGGTTCACGGAGAAGCACTGGCGGGAACTCGAGGCGTTGCTGCCTGCGCCTGCCGCGCCAGCGGACCCTGCGGCCGCGCCTCAGCCACGCCGCGTGCGCCGTGTCGCGGTCCGTTCGAAGTGGATGCAGAACTGAGATGGCCTACACCGAGTCCCAGCTTGAAGCGCTCGAGGCGGCGCTGGCGAGCGGCACGCTGCGCGTGACGTTCGAGGGCCGGAGCATCGAGTACCGGAGCGTCGATGAGCTCAAGAAGGCGATCGCCGAGGTCAAGGCGGCGATGGCGGCGGCCGATCCGGAGCGGCCGCGCTCGCGCGTAATCCGGACCTACACGAGCAAAGGTTTCTGATGGGCTACTGGCGGAATCTCGCGCGGGCGGCCCTGGCGCCGGTGATCCGTGCGGTAGGCTTCGAGGCGGCCTCAGTCTCTCGGCGCACGCTGGGCTGGTTTGCATCGACTGAGGGGATCAACAGTTTGCTGGCGGCCGGCGGCGACGCACTGCGCGCCCGTTCGCGCGACATGGTGCGCCGAAACGCGTGGGCTGCGAACGCGGTCGATAGCTTCGTCGGCAACGCCGTCGGCACGGGCATCAAGCCGCAGGCCAAGCACCCGGATCCAGCGGTCAAGCGGCGTCTTCAAGAGCTTTGGCTCCGCTGGACCGACGAAGCCGACGCCTCGGGTCTGACCGATTTTTACGGGCTCCAGGCGCTGGTCTGCCGCTCGACGATCGAGGGCGGCGAGTGCCTTGTGCGGCTCCGCGAGCGCCGGCGCGAGGACGGACTGACGGTCCCGCTGCAGCTTCAGGTGCTCGAAGCCGAACACCTGCCCACAGCGAAGAACGAAAACCTGACAAACGGAAACGTCATCCGCGCCGGGATCGAGTTCGACAGGCTTGGCCGCCGCGTGGCCTATCACCTCTACCGCGAGCACCCGGGCGAGAAACTGCTGTTCTTCAACGCCGGCGAGACGGCGCGCGTGCCGGCCGAATCGGTGCTGCACGTCTACAAGCCGCTCCGGCCCGGCCAGCACCGCGGGCAGCCGTGGTTGACGCAGGTGCTCGTGAAGCTCCATGAGCTCGATCAGTACGACGACGCCGAGCTGGTCCGCAAGAAGCTGGCGGCCATGTTTGCTGGGTTCATCACCGAGAACAACCCCGAGGACCCGGTCATCGGCGCGAAGCCGGGCGAGGGCGAAACCGATGCCAGCGGCGCGCCGCTGGCCGGCATCGAGCCCGGTTCGATGGTGAAGCTGCTGCCCGGCGAGGATGTGAAGTTTTCTGAGCCGGGCGACGTCGGCGGCATGTACACGGAGTTCATGCGCGTGCAGTTGCGCGCGATCGCCGCGGGCCTGGGGATCACTTACGAGCAGTTGACCGGAGATCTGGAGCGCGTGAACTACTCCTCGATCCGCGCCGGATTGCTCGAGTTCCGCCGCCGCTGCGAGCAGTTCCAGCACCAGGTGCTGGTCTATCAGTTCTGCCGCCCGGTGTGGCGGGCCTGGATTGAAGCCGCTGCCATCAGTGGCGCGATCGATGCGCGCGACTACGCGCGGAACCCGGAAGCCTACCTGGACGTCGAGTGGCGGCCGCCATCGTGGGCCTGGGTCGATCCGCTCAAGGACATGAACGCCGAGGTCACGGCCGTGCGCGCGGGCTTCAAGCCGCGCAGCGCCGTGATCAATGAGATGGGCTACGACGAGGAGGACGTGGACCTGCAAGCTGCCGCCGACAATGCACGGGCCGATTCGCTCGGGCTGACGTTCGACTCCGACCCGCGCAAGACCACCAGCAACGGGCAACGGGTGGTGGAGCCAGAGCCAGCACCTGAGCCTGCCACGCAAGTCCAATGACGAACCTTCCCCACATTGCTTCGCGCGTGTTCCACACGCCGCTGATGATCGACTCGAAGAAGCTCGCCGCGATTCTGGCCGTGCTGGCCCCGCGCCTCGGCATGGAACCGCCCACCGTGGACGCGGCACTGCTCGCCGAGCAGCGATCGCGGAAGCCGTACGCCGTCACCGATGCCGGCGTGGCGGTGATCGAAGTCTCCGGGAGCCTGGTGAACCGTGCTTCGGGCATGGATGCGCAGTCTGGCCTCACGTCGTATGAGCAGCTCGGCAACGAGATCCTCGATGCCGCCACCGACCCGCAGGTGCGCGGGATTCTGCTGCGCTTCGACAGCTACGGCGGCGAGGCCAACGGCGCCTGGGACGTGGCCAGCCTGATCGAGGACGCCTCGCGGCTGAAGCCTGTCTGGGCGTCAGTGGACGACTGGGCTTTGAGCGCCGGCTACCTGCTCGCCTCCGCGACGGACCGGATCTGGGTCACGCGCACCGGCGGCGTCGGATCAGTGGGCATCATCGCCATGCATCTCGACCAGAGCGGATGGGACGCGGCCAATGGCCTTCGCTACACGACGATCTTTGCCGGCGAACGCAAGAACGACTTCAATCCGCATGAGCCGCTCTCTGAAGGGGCCCGCGGCGTGCTCGAGGCCGAGGTCGCCCGGCTCTACAACATGTTTGTCGACGCTGTAGCTCGCCGCCGCAGCCTGAGCGCCGCAGCCGTGCGCGCGACCGAGGCGGGCGTCCTTTACGGTGCAGACAGCGTGGCTCGAGGGTTCGCCGACCGTGTCGGCACGTTCCGCGAGGCGCTGGCCGCGATGACCGAGTCGTTGTCGAAACCCAAGTTCACGAAAGGAGGCACAACTGTGTCTGAAGCAAACGAAGTGATCCAGCCGGCGGCGAGTCCGGCGGCTGTCATCGTCGATCAATCCGCTGTTGCGGCGGCCCGCGAGCAGGGCTACGCCGAGGCGGCCGAGATCGCCGTGTTGTGCGCGATCGCCGGCCGGCCCGCGCTCGCTGGCGATTTCCTGGCCCGACATCTGTCGGCGGCCGATGTCCGCAAGGAACTGCTCGCGCTGCGGGCCGAGGCCGGCGGGGAAGAGATCCACTCCCACGTCCTGCCCGAGGCCGGCACGACCCCGAAGCAGAACCTCGACGAAAACCCCGTGGTCCGGGCCTGCGCGGCCTTGGCCGGGACGAAAGGAGCGAAGTAGCCCATGCCCGTTCAAAGCGAACCGAACCGCCTCGGCGACTGGCTGAAGTTTGAAGAGGACAACCTCTACAGCCGCGACGAGGTCACTGTCATCTCCGGCCAGAACCTGGCCACCGGCACGGTCGTCGGCATCATCACTGCCAGCGGCAAGGCGACGCAGCTTGCTCCGGCGGCGAGCGACGGCTCGGAAACGGCCGCCGGCGTGCTTCTGAACGCCGTCGACGCGAGCGCCGCCGACCAGCCGGGCGTGATCGTCGCTCGTCACGCCATCTGCTCGGACAAGGGTCTGGTGTGGCCCGGCTCGATCACCGGCCCGCAGAAGACCGCCGCCATCA